GCCACATGAAACAGATTCAGAAGCGATAGGAAAGGAAGCCTGCCCTAAATGTCCGAGCAGTGATGCTTGCGTCCTCTATTCAGACGGACATCGCTACTGCTTTTCGTGCGGCGCTTACATCCACGCAGACAATAACACCACTACTACTAACAGGAGAACAACACGTATGGCTGCTGAACTAATACCTCTGGATGAACTAGAGATTAAACCACTAGGTAAACGTAAGCTGACCGAAGATACCTGTAAGAAGTGGAGTTACTACCTTGGTCGTTACAAAGGTAAACGAGTGCATGTTGCGTGTTACTTCAATGAGCACAATCAGATCGTTGCTCAGAAGATACGCACCCCTGGTAAAGACTTCATCTACTTGGGTGATCTTAAATCTGCACTCCCTTTGTACGGTCAGCACCTATGGAGGGACGGAGGTAAGAAGCTGGTCATCACCGAAGGTGAACTCGATGCTCTCTCTGTGTCCCAACTTCAGCAAAACAAATGGCCTGTTGTGTCAGTACCTACCGGAGCTAAGGGTGCAACCAAAGCTATCCGAGCAGCAATCGAATGGATTGAGAAGTTCGATGAAGTTGTACTGATGTTCGACATGGATGAACCTGGGCAGGAAGCTGTTATTGAATGTGCTCAGTTACTTCCAGTAGGCAAAGCGAAGATCGCTAGTTTACCTTTGAAGGACGCTAGTGACATGCTGGTTGCAAGTAGAGGTGCTGAACTGATTGACTCCATGTGGGGCGCTAAGGAGTACAGACCTGATGGTGTTGTGTCTGTGATGGATGTCTATGAGGAAGCTGTGAAGCTACCAACGATGGGCTTACCTTGGCCTTGGGAATCTCTAACTAAGTTGACCTACGGTATTAACATGAAGACTGCCTATTATTTAGGCGCTGGTGTTGGTATAGGTAAAACTGACTGGGCGAAAGAGTTGCAGTCATGGTTAGTGAATACCCAAGATAAGAAGGTGGGAGTGTTCATGCTGGAGGAATCCGTAGGTAGAACACTTAAGGGTATCGCTGGTAAGTTCCACGGTGTCCCCTTTCACGATCCTAAAGCTGACTTCACTCAGGATGAGTTGAACTCTGCGATTCAATCGTTGGACGGTAAGGTGTACCTATACGACCACAAAGGTAATAAGGATTGGGACACTATCAAATCCTCTATCCGCTTCATGGTTGTTGGTCTTGGACTTAAGTACATCTTTCTGGACAACCTTACAGCCTTAGTATCACACCTCCCCTCTTCTGAAGCTAACGATGAGATCAATCGTATCGCTGGTGACATCGCAGGGATGGTGCATGAGTTGGACTTTGCTCTGTTCGGGTTCTCTCACCTGAACCCACCAAAAGGCGGTGAGCCTCACGAACGTGGTGGAAAGGTACAAGAGTACCAATTCACAGGTTCAAGGGCTTTAATGCGATATGGACACTACCTCTTTGGGTTGCAACGAAACAAAGACCCAGAGATAGCTGAAAAGGAACGGAACACAACAACCTTTGTGTTACTTAAAGACAGGGAGTTCGGGAACGTAGGTTGCTTCCCTATCTTCTTTGATAAGACCAAAGGGACGTACTTGGAACCTGATGAAGGTTTCTATGATGAGACTATAGAACAACACGATAAGGAGACTGAAGGTGAGGATTTCTAATGCCAACTAAACTACTACGACTGTTAGCCTTCAGGTACGCATTGGGACGACGAACGTATGTCACAGCAGAGATGACTGAAGAACTAATAAAGAACTGGGATGAAATGATAGGTTTTCACTACCAGATACAAGACGACATCAGACGAGCGATAACCTTGGATATTGCTGGTGATGATTGCGACATTAAAGAGTGGGAAAAGGTTCTTAAGTTGGAACCAGAATTACCAGCTCCACTTCAAGTAAATACAACATAATAAGGAGGTACGCAGGTTATGCGCCTGATATTCGATATTGAAACAGATGGTTTACTCGATGAGTTGACTAAGGTTCATAGCCTGTGTATCACTGATGTGGACTCAGGTAGGAAGTGGAGTTGCACTGACTCCGATGCTCGATACGCATCACCTAATGGGTGTGAGCTTCTGTCTATCCGTGAGGGTCTAGCGTTGCTAATGGACGCTGACGTAATCATAGGTCACAACATTATTGACTTTGATATACCAGCGTTGACTAAGGTTTACCCTGAGCTAGTTCTTAAAGCTGAAGTAATAGACACTCTAGTTGACTCCCGCCTTATCTGGACAAACCTTAAAGACAAGGACTTCGACTTTGCTCGTAAGACTCCAGCCTTCACAGGTAATCTGATTGGTTCCCACTCTCTTGAGGCTTGGGGTTTACGTTTAGGTTTCCCGAAGGATGACTACTCGAAACGCATGAAGGAGAAAGGGGCAGACCCTTGGGCTGAGTGGAATCCTCTTATGCAGGAATACTGTGAGCAGGACGTAGCAGTGAACTACGAGTTCTTCAAGATGATTGAGAAGAAGAACTACTCCAAGCAAGCACGACGACTTGAGCATGAGTTCAAGCATGTGATCCGACAACAGGAAGTGTTTGGTTTCCCATTCAAAGAGAAGGAAGCTGCTAAGTTATACAGCGTGTTAGCTCAGAAACGCATGGCTATGGAAGAAGAACTACGCAGTGTGTTCGCTCCGTGGTGGCGTAAGGTAGGTAAGACTATTGTAGCCAGTCGTGACGTTAAGTATTTCAGAGCTGACCCTCGTGGTTCTAAGGAACGCAGGGTTAAGAAGAAAGGTCAGGATGCGTACTTCGAGCAGGGGTACTATGAGTATCACGAAAAGGGAGCAGAGCGTTGTAAGATAGAACTCGTTACGTTCAACCCTGGTTCACGAGATCATATCTCTAACCGTTTACAGAAGTTGTATGGGTGGAAACCTAAAGACTTCAGCGAGAGTGGTAAGCCTACGATTGACGAGGAAGTTATCTCAGCCCTCCCCTATCCTGAAGCTAAAATACTAGGTGAGTACCTTATGGTGCAGAAGCGTATCGGACAGTTAGCTGAAGGTGCTAACGCTTGGTTGAAACTTGTGAAACCTGATGGGCGCATCCACGGTAGAGTTATTACTAATGGAGCTGTGACTGGTAGGTGTACTCACATGAAACCTAACGTAGCACAAACGCCTTCTATAGCTAACGCTAAGGGTATTGTACCTTACGGTAAGGAATGTCGTGAGTTGTTCTATGCTCCCGAAGGTTGGGCGCTGGTAGGTGCTGATGCTTCTGGTCTGGAACTTAGATGTTTAGCTCATTACATGGCTAAGTGGGATAACGGTAGTTACACTGATGTGATACTTAATGGGGACATTCATACGGTGAACCAGAAAGCCGCTGGTTTACCTACACGATCTAATGCTAAGACATTCATTTACGGATTCCTCTACGGCGGTGGGGATGCGAAGATTGGAGAGATTGTAGGCAAAGGTGCCAAAGCAGGAGCAGCGTTGAAACGTCAATTCCTGAATAGAACACCAGCGTTAAAGATGCTACGCGACAAGGTACAAGATGCTGTGAAGAAACGTGGGTATCTCGTAGGGTTAGACGGTAGGTTGCTACACATCCGATCACCTCACTCAGCACTGAATACATTACTACAATCAGCAGGAGCACTGGCTGTTAAACAAGCCACGGTTTTCCTGTACCAAGACCTATCCGCTAAGGGATACATCTTTGGTGAACACTATGCGTTAGTCGCACACGTCCACGATGAAGTACAAATACTTGTGAAAAAGGAGTTAGCCGATGAAGTCGGACGAACAGCAGTCGAAGCGTTCAGGAAAGCGGGGGAGCACTTTGGGTTCCGGTGTCCCCTTGACGGTGAATACAAGGTTGGAACCTCTTGGGCAGATACACATTGACATCCTACACCGAGCATGGACTAAACCCTTCACCACACGTTCGGAGGTTGCTCGTGCACACCCAGAGCACATCGCAGCGTTAGCTTGCGTTGGCCTTCTAACTACGTGGGTATCACCTAACGAATACGGAAAGATGTGGCTAGTGACATACGAAGGTCTGAAGAAACTTATTAAACAGGAGAATATATGAAATATGAAGTATTACCGTTAGGCGATGGTATTGGCAAGGTTGAGCTGATGGATTACCTGGGTGACGACATTACAGTTGTTAACGCAGCACGTGTAAGTATGAATAAAGAGAGTGATTACTTAGAGTACCCTGTGGATATGGACAAGGCTACAGCCGTTATGAAGGATGAGGATGAACGCCTTATCCGCTACCTAGCCAAGCACAATCATTGGACACCTTTCTCCCACCCTCAGATCACTCTCCGCATCAAGATGCCTATCTTCATTGCACGTCAATGGTTCAAGCATATGATTGGCTTTACACGGAATGAAGTGAGCCGTAGGTATGTTGATACTCCACCAGAGGTGTACATCCCTAAGAGCTTAAGAGCACGAGCGGATAACGTAAAGCAAGGCTCTAGTGATGCCGAGGTTGCAATGCACTCCTTAGCATTTATGGTGCTGCGAAATGCTTCTGCGGATGCAGAGGAGTCGTACCTGGAGTTAGTGAATAAATACAACGTGTGTCCTGAACAGGCACGCATGGTCTTACCTCAATCCATGTACACAGAGTTCGTAGAGACTGGTTCACTAGCTGCTTATGCACGCTTGGCAAACCTACGTCTTGACCCTCATGCACAGAAGGAAGTGCGACAGTACGCTGAAGCTGTAACTAGCATCATGCGCCCGTTGTTCCCTGTAAGTTGGGAGGCGTTGACTGATGGCGACTAAACGTATCCTACTGATTGACGGTGACATCAACATCTACCAACAGGCAGCTATCGCTGAGAACCCTGTTAAATGGGACGATGACATCTGGACACTCCACGCTTTCGAGAGTGATGGGCAACAGGGTATTGATAGTGAACTCCAGTGGATCATGGAGGAGACTAATGCTGACGAAATGATTATCGCTTTGTCAGACGATAAGAACTTCAGGTATGACGTTCTCCCTACCTATAAACACAATCGTTCCTCTACTCGTCCACCGATGCTACGCAAGGTACTTAAACAGTACGTCATTGATAACTACAACACATTCATGCGCCCAGGATTAGAAGGCGATGATGTCTTAGGTATCTTAATGACCAGCAAGCAGGTGATTAAAGGGGATGTAGAGAAGATTATCGTTTCCATTGATAAGGACATGCAGACAGTACCAGGGAAGCACTTACGTCTTAACGATGCTAAACGCATGATGGACGAAGGTGCTATCTCTTGTATTGACGAAGCAATCTTTGAAGTTACACCTAAGCAAGCAGCTCGCTACCACTATATGCAAACCCTAATGGGTGATGCCACTGATGGGTACGCTGGTTGCCCTGGTGTTGGGAAGGTCACAGCTAACAAGATACTGGATGCTGTGGAAGAAAACTGCACCTTGTGGGCTGATGATAACGCATGGCATGTAGCTATGTGGGAAGCGATTGTTAAACAATATGAGAAGAAGAAGCTGTCTGAAGAAGCAGCTTTACAGCAAGCTAGAGTGGCTAGGATATGTCACAACACTGATTATAACTTTAAGAAGAAGGAGGTGATCCTATGGAATCCACCAAAGTAGAACCCTGTGGCGTACGCCTATGCACATTGCCGGAACATGATTGCGAATTGTGCCTTTATTTCTCAAAGGTGGACGATGATTATTGTAACGACTGCGATTCTTATACCAACCCTTGTAAGTTTATACCAAAAATAGAACTTCAGTATAAACCTGAAGACGTGAGTTTCAACACCGGAACTACCGCCCAAGTAGAACCTTGC